CACCTAGATTCTTATACAAGCCACCACCAACAGCCGCTAGACCAAGTACATTTTGTAATGTAGATGTGTCTTGACTTCCACTTGTTGTTTGTGATCCTACTCTACCCATTGGGTTTCCATAGACCAATGACAGATAGTTTTGTAAGTTCTGTTGTGGTTGATTTTGCAAGAAGTTAAATCTAGCAATGTCTGCTTGTTGTTGCTGACCTGTATAACCCTCACGGATTTGACCAGCTTGCAACATATTCTGAATGTCTTGGTAATCAGCAGAAGACATTGCAGGCGCAGCCATCGTAGCCGCTTGTTGTCTGCCTCTTTCATCAGCATAGTTCTGATAAGCAAGTTGACCAGCCGTGTTAGCCAATTGTTGACCAAATGCACCAGCAGCCCTGTCTTGCAATGAACCCATAGCACCAGAGCCATAACGTCCTGCTAGACTAGCCTTAGATGAAATATCACCCATAGTTTGCTTAAACTGGCTTTCAGCAGCTTTGGCAGCAGGTTGAAACGCACCTTGAAAGAATGGATTACCACCCAAGAAGCCACCAGAAACTGTGTTCTGGAGTTGATTCTGAGCAGACTGAAGCAGAGGGTTACCTAATCTAGCACGAGCCTCTAAAGCCTGTAAACCAGTTTGAGTAGTAGTGGAAGGATTTACATAAGTTTGACCGCCATAATATCTAGGGCCACCGCCCTGATACAACTGTTGTGCTTGTTGCAAACCATACGTTAAATATGGTTGAATTGTCGGGTCAATTGATGATGTGGTAGTCGTAGCCATCTTTACTCCTAGAGTTTCGGATTCCAAGATGGGTCATCCACGGAATCCATTATACATAAATTATTAAAATCAACCAATAATTGCATATCTATACGTCTTATTAGCTGTTGAATTGGCAAAGTGAGTAATCGTAGCCGTACCCTGTCCTTGGGAACTAGCGTAAATGTTAGTTGAGGCAGCGAGTGACACTAAGTTAACAGTCGCTATCACAGATGGCGTAGCTGGTCTTGTAGGGCTTGTTCCAGCAACATAATGCTCAATTACTACACCAACATCTGACGCTCTCCACATCAACTGGATATAGTCATTAGCCGCCAAATCTACATAAAAGTTCATTGCCCCAATTAAATGATATGGGTCACCAGCCGATTTTCTCTGGGCTAAACCAAACCTACTATTTGAGCCAGTTATATCTGTTCCATTCTTTCTGAACCAAATATCTGCATCTTGTGAGTCATTTGTTGTGTTTTTCAGTTGGATAGAAAACTGTATGTTATACAACCCTGCTGCTTTTACATTTAACCTAGAACTATTTGATAAAGTAACCCCATTAGAGAAGTCTGTTGTATCAAATGTAATAGGATAGGCAGTCGTTGTGTTAGCTACAGTCTGGTCTGTTCCATCTTGAAAAGAACCATAAGGCGCAAAATCAGCAAAAGCAGCAGCAGAGGCAGGGACAAAGATAATAACGCTGTCTGGGCCAATCCTTCTGTCTGTCAAAGTGGTAGTTAAAGCCCCACCTGTCGCCAGAGTCAAAGTTCCTGTGTTATTGGTCTTTCCGTCCATGATTCCACGGACAACTTCAGAAACAGCCCTTTGGTCACCACCAAAAGCAGGTAGGCTTCTAAACATCAGCGAACCCCTTGTGGCGTAATATCCACATCAACGGCAACAATAGTTTTCCAAGCATCCCCAGTGGGTACTACATTTAGTCTGTGGTATCTACCAGCAGAACGCAAAGAAACCCTATTTTCTGAGTCAGCAGCGGTAGAAGTCCCATAAGTGACAGATTGATTTAGTAGTTGCCTAGAAGCTATTGAAATAGAGCCAGAGCCATTGTCAACAATAGGTCTAGCCAAAGTAACTACAGAATTAGCACCTACATCTATATCTTGAGTTGAGATATTTCCTGTAAGGTTAGAGCCAGTAAACGAATAAACTCTAGTTCCGTAAGTTCCACCTAAGAAATACTTACCGCCTACATATAGCAAAGAATCTAAACTTGTAGTTAAAGCATCAATGCTTGCAGATATAGAATCTAATCCTTCAAGAGTTAAAGCACCTGATGACGCTTCACCAAGGTAATCAGTTCCAGCATCCCCATAAGTCCACTTTTTAGTTTGGAAGTTATAAATCATTAGTTTACGAACTGCATCTACACTTTTGTAATTCCAGATTACAAGTTTTCTAACTGGGTCAATTGCAGAAGACATTGTTGAATAATTTGTTTCATCTGCATCTGCCAAGAAAAATCTATCTACCTTTTCAGCACCAATAGGTATGACGTTTTGTCCATCACACATATAAAAGCCATCATCTGACAAGAAGAAAGTAAGACCTTGATACTGAGCAATAGAGCCAGCAACCATACATCCTTTATTCCTAGAGATATTGTCAAACTGGAAAATAAAAGGAGTGCCTACATAAGTCATTCTATGAATAGAACGCTCTAATAAAACTATACCAAACTCACCACCACGGATTCCTACAATCTGTCCACCATCAGGAATATCTTGGTAATCAGATTGTGTGTTTACGTTCTCAACCCAATCTGTCTCATCATTGATTGCAGACCATCGAACACGATATTGTTGTTGTGCAGAACTTTCATAAGTATTAGCAACAACTACAAAATCACGAACAACTGTAATATATTTAGCAATAGGCGCAGTAGCAGATACATCAGCAAAAGTGGTAGATGTTCCAAGAACCCATGACTTTAGCTTGTCAGCGTTATTGCAAATAATGACACTTTTTCCAAACTGAGTAAATCTTACTCTATCGCTTGAACTTGTTGTTAACCCTGTATTTACCTGCGTCAGAGTTCCAGTTCCACCAACTGTATAAATCTTAGATAGACCAGCAGTAAATAAAACTGTGTTTCCATCTGGTGCTTTAGCCGCATACAAAGAGGTTAAGTTCTCAGCAGCAGCATCTGATATAGATACTGGCGTAGGAAGTGGGCCATATCCTACGGCTTGAGATACTACATTCTTGGCATCTGTTAATGCTCCAGAAATACCTGATTGGTCAGGCATCCATTCACCAAATGTTATCCTTGTCGTAGCCATGTATTACTTCCTTGCGTCTGTTCAGTCCATGTATTGTCATTAGCAGATACTGGAGTCCATATATTTAAATCACTAGAAACAGTAGTCCAAGTATTTGAGTCAGCACTAACTGGTGTCCAAGTGTTGTCATCTACGACAACAGGTGTCCAATTGTCTCCTAGTATATGTCCATCAGCATTTACAGTAGTTAAACAACTTATATTTGCTATAGCGTCATAAATGACATAAGCATCTGCAATTACATCAGCATTAGCATCAATGCTTGCTATGCCTTCTGCAATTAAGCCACCATTAGCAGTAATTTCTGCATTGCTATCAATTGCAGCACTAGCCTCTTGTACTCTTATACCATCAGCAGTAACAGTAGCATTAGCAGTTATTGTTGCTGAACCATCTGCCACTATTCCACCAAGAGCATTAACAGTAGCGTTAGCTGTTATTGCACCACTAGCAGATTGAACCATAGTGCCAATTGCTACTACATTTGCATTTGCTGTAATGCTTGCTATTGCTAACTGAATACGGATAGCATCAGCCACAACAGTAGCTATTGCATCAATTGATGCTGAAGCATTTTGTACTCTACCGCCTAGACAAGTAAGACTAGCAGATGCTGTAATGCTTGCGCTTGCAAGTTGGACTGTTACAGCGTCTGCGGTTACTGTTGCTAAACCATTTACTACCCCTACACCATTCTGAACCCTTGTAGCGTCAGCCGTAACATTTGCAGACGCAGTTACAGACCCATAGGCATCCCATAGGGTTACAGAAGTTGTATAAAGTGAACTATCGAGTGTGAGTGTTAAGTCATCAATGCTTGACTTTAAATTGTCAAGCGAATCAATCGTCCACGGAGGTAGTAAGTCAGCCATCTCACGCCAAAGTAACGCTCAATGAACCAATAGCAATGCGGAATACATCACCAGTTGCAATCGTTTTAGACGCATCTAGTGGAGAGTGATACAGCAAATTACCTACTGTTAAAGCATCACGGATTCCAATGTGTGTAATTGTTCCCCATGCTCCACCAGCTTGAGGAAACTCAATAACTGCTGAATTGGTAGATACACCATTGCTAGGCGCACCAAAAGTAATTGACTGACGAGCATAGCTAGTACCAGAACACTCAGTTCCAGTATCAGCGTCTGTAGGGTCAGTAGTATAAAGAGCCAAATACACAGTCGTTGGTGCTGTGTAAGCAGTTGCTCTCAACGTCACATTGATAAGAGCATTTTCGAGATAGTTACTCATTTCAGCCATAGTTTCACCTTGGAGTTAGTTTCATTGCTAAAGGAACACCAGAATACTGACCTTCTTCGTCAGACTTGGTAAGAGAACCAATTGCTCTATCGTACATAGTTCCCCATGTATTGATTCGAGCATCGTTCATCAAATAAGGCTCTGCCTCAATCAAAGAAGCATAGAGCAAAGCATCTGGTGCTGTGGTCAAAAATATGTTAGTTGTATTTGAACTGGACAAATATGCTGGCGCAGCAAAGTACAACATTTTTACTGTGTAAACGCCATCAGGTGCAGGAGACACTTGAAATTCACTTGCAAGAATAGTGTAAGACTTAGGAACACCAACCTCTGATGCTCTTGGATCATTAGACAATGCTGAAGGGCTAGAGTAGCTCAATGGTTGTATAGGATTTGTCATTACAACAAAATCACGCACCTGCAAAAAGTCGCTAGGCAATTCAACAGTATTGTCACCAGATACAGTCGCAGTTGTTACTGACTTCAACATCTGACGAATACGCAATTCTCTACGGAGTCTGTTTTCAGCAAATGTAATAAAATCTGGAATCTGAGAAGTTAAGTCAGACCTAGCCAAATAATTAGCTATTGAAGTCTGTAAATCAGAGTAGGTAGAAAAACTCATACAACTCCTGTCCTAGTGCGCCATGCACGATTCATTGGATCATTCAAAAAGGATGCAAACCGCTTTTCATCCAAAACAGCATAACCACGCATGATGCCTTGTTTGTTTAGGTCATCAATAACTGTTAACGGAATAGATGCAACCTTATTGCCAAACAATTGGTCAGACCATTTTGCACGTTCATCAAAAGAGTTATATTCTTTTTTATTCTGCTCAATAATGTCAGATACATCTTGACGAGTCTGGATAACAATTCCACCCTCACCATCGGCATGAACAGCAGTTTCTCGAATGTTTGTCATAGCGCAATTCTATCAGTTTGACTAGAAAAGAAAATGCCCCAGAGGGTTAGTCTGAGGCATTTTTAGTGGTTACACCAGATTAAGGTGTCAAGTCAGCAATGATGCCGTGAGCAGCTTGGTTTTTAACTTCCAAGGTGTACTCAGCCAACAACTGTGTAGACTCATTGTCGCCTGTTACAGCCAACTCGTTGGTCTGGAAAGGACGCAGATAAGCAATAGCAGCCATGTCGGGGTCAAGCACAAATGCTGTCTCATCGCATGAGTTGGTAGAAGTCATAAAGCGGTTGGGAACCACAGAAATCGTCCCGAAGTCGCTCATGTATACGTCTGCGGCCGCCACGATAGTGGTAGGAGTATTTGCAGGGGCCATGAAGCGTTGTGCAGCAATACCAGCAAAAGCAGAAACTACTTGCTTGTGTGCAGGGTTGACCATCAACACTTTAGGATTTCCACCAGAGGCATAAACACTCTTAACAACAGATTGCAAAAGGGCTTCTGTTAAAGTGCGGTTTGTACCATTAGTACGAGCAGTAGTACCCAAATCACCAGCAACACCAGAAGTACCACCAGAGAAGTTACTATTCAACCATGCTT